AGGAGTTACTGCCCTACTTGCATCATAGGCTTTTTGAGCAGCATCAACTGCTGCTTTTGACCTGTTAATTATTGTGCTAGACTCTTTATTACTAACATTTTTATTATATATTGCTTTTGCTTGCGTAAGTTTTTCTGCTAACGTAGCCATTATGCAAGCCCCATATCTCTAAGGACTCTTAGTGATAAAGTATCCATAGTGTCACGTGCGTTGTTAGTATATTCCCATTCCTTTGTGGTGCGCAGTTCACGTTCAAACTGCCATAGCGGTTTAGTAATAGGTTTACCATCTGGACCTACTGCTTGTAGTGCCTGACGTAGATATGGATTACTATAAGTAATCGAGTCAGCATCTATTTCTAGGATATTTGAAATAGCACCTTTGTAGGCAGATGCAATAGCATCCACTGACACACCGTTATTAATTTGCTCGGCGTAGGATGGAAATGCGCTGGCTGCTTTCATGCGAATCTCTGCTTGGATATCCTCTGCCGTAACCGTACCAGCAAACAAATCTTTAGACTTTGATTCCCAATAGTTCTTATCAAGATACTGGGTCACTCCAAATGAGTTAGCGTAGGCTTTTAATGATTCTGTGTCACCAAGAATGTTGCCGCCGAACCCAGTAATCTTACCAGAGGTAAGTAATACCTGATCTAGTTGGTTGTCGTCTAGGCCATCTTCGTATGCTTTAGCGATGATAGTGTCAAACTGTGTTTGGTCAACCTTAATGCCAGCAGAGACAAGACGCTTGCGTGCTGCTAGCCCGTAACTTTCCACAGACTTCTTGTAAACATCTGGTTGTTCTAATTGCTGCTTTAAGCGATTCTTGACAACTGTGCTAGTCTTAGTATAATAGTTAGACTTAAATAAAGCCTCTAAGGCTCCACCTGTGTTGCCTGCTTTGAACAGTTCATAAATGGCTTTGATCTCATTGCCGTATAATTTATCAGCGAATAGTGCTTCGCTGATACCATACTTTGCTGCTGTTTCTACGCCATCCGTGTTAACATCTTTTGGGTCACCGCCACCATCTATTACGTTGCCTACTCCTATAACCATTACTGGCCTCCAATATTCTGGGATAGCCAACTAGAGAAGTCAATTCTCTTTGTCCTATCATAATCATCTGGATTAAGTTGCTTCAACTGTTCTTCGATGGTAGCCTGAGCACGCTCTTGGCTAAATCCTGGTGTAGTAGTAACCACATTTTGCCCACCAACAACCTTGCTGGTTGTTACTGTGCCCTTGTTAATCATTGCCTGAAGTTGCTTTAGTGAACTAGCACTCTCTTCGGCAGTAGCAGTACGACCTAGCGTATTCTGATAGATAGTATCTACAAAGTTAGTTAAAACAATTGGATCATACTGTGCTATGGTTTTAGTCGGAAGTTTAGGGTCTTTGTCTGCTGATTTATCTAATCCTGGAAGATAGTCCTTAGATAGGTTGGCTATAAACTCACCATAGTTTTTAGATTTGCCATTAATAGACAACAAAACTGGGTCGGTATTTAGAAGCGTTTGAATGTCTGTTGCAGAATTCTTTACATTGTACCCGAATTTACGCAGAATTTTTCCAATAGCAGTAAGTTGCGCTACGTTATATCCAGCAGTAAGCGCCAATGGGTCAGTATCTTCAATCTTGATGTTGATGTTCTTATTGCCAAGTTTAGAGTTAATGCCAGCAAGCATATCATTATACGCTGTACTGGTGCCCTGCTGTCCAACCGAAGTTACTGGTGGCAGCACTATATCTTTAATCTTAGCGCCTAATTTACCAAAATCAGTTGGAGGAATCAAGGTTCCCATAGTAGGAGCCTTGGGCCCAACTACTTTGTTATCATTAGCAACCATTGTTATTCTCCAATTTATTCGTCATATGTAAACTTGAAGTCATCATCAGCAAAGTATCTATCATAAAACTTACCAAAGTTAACATCTTGCTTGCGTAATAAAGTTACGTAGTTTCCTGCAGCATCTTTAATATCAGATGCTTCTTTACTGGTAATGCTGGCTCCACGTTGTTCTAAGGCGGCCTTCACCTTATAACGATATACTAGATAGTCTACAATTGAATGCCATCTAGGTTGCTTTGCTAATTCTTTCCATAGTTTTGGAGTATTAGCAGCAACAGTTAAGGCTATAATAGTAGAGTTCATCTTGTTAGTATAACCAGAACCTTGCTTATCCAACCACCAAATATTGTTAGTATCCTTTGCTGCGTCCATAAACTTCTGCTTATAAGCATCAAGTACTACGGCTCCATAACCTGAATTGGGAGTTAAGTTGTTCTTTTCTAGTTCGATAGAAACAACTTCGATCATCTGATTCCAGTCTTTCCAACCTTTGTTTACGATTGAAGCGCGGTTGTTTTCTAAAGCATCGCCTTGTTCCTTGAACTTCTTTCGAGTTCCTGGGGCAGCATTGTCTACTAGGTAGGCTTGTGCAGCACTTGAAAAGGCATAGTCATCATCATTAAAGACAGCACCAAGTACAGAAAGATTTTCCTGTCCTAGTGTCGCTACAATCTTTTCTACTGTATCTCCATTATTGCGTACAAGATTTACTGCTGTATCATCAGAGCGCAGTCCAGATGTTGAATCTGTTAACTTATCTACAAGTAGATAGTACTCTGGGTAATCATTAGTAAAACGTTCTGCTCCATCAGCGCCATATTCTTTCTGATATTTGCTAAGCAAATCAGAATATACCTGTAATGGGGTGACATAACGTGGCTGTGCTGGTAGAATACCAGCGCCTAAGAATCTAATTAAAGATAGTTTAAGAGCATCATTCTCTGCCTCTTTGCCCATATTGGCAAGTTGTGGCCCAGAAGGTTTCTTATGCTTGGAGTCTTCAAATTCTTTACGCTTTAGTTCTAGAAACATGTTCTTATCTTTATTGAACTGTTCTCCACCACCAAGAAAGAATGCTTGGAATGCTTGTCCAGCACGACGTAGCGTACCAGGGGTAAGCGCTCCTGCTGTGTTAGCCTGAACTCCGAACGGAAGAACTGTTTCTGTAAACCAGTTAGGCAGGTCTGTTCTTTTGGCAACAGCATTGACTGTCGCGGCTGCAACTGGACCAGCAGAAAGAATGTGACCACCTGTTGGGTTGATTGGGTTAAACCATGATATTGGAAGGCGACCTTTTATGTCTCCACCAAGTAGGGGTAATTCAACCTCAACATACTCAGTTCCAAATTCGTCTACCTGTACATTTCCAATTTGATCGGGAATGTTAGACATTGCCAAAATCTTATATGGAAACTCTGGGTGGTCTAAGAATATGTGACCATAGGCACGATACTGTTCAACTACTGCTGGAAAGAACGCCATAACATAGTTGATAAGACCAGGATAGTTCATATCTCTGTTGAATGCGTTAATCTTTTTACGATATTCAGTAAGGGCATGGTTGCGTGCTACAGATTCAAACTGGTTTTGGTCCATATCACTTAAGCGACGACCTTGAGCATTGGCAATAGCAACCATGTTCTGTAACTTTTGTTGATACTTAGCAGCAAAATATGGGTTGTATGATAGACGGCTAGTTGGAACTGTAGCCAACCAGGTAACTACGTCCTTAGTCCAGTTAGACATACTGCGAACAATGTTGCTGTTTCCAGTTAAATCGTTAATTAAGTCAGTGATTACAGCAGGTCGCGCCTCAATATCTGGAGATATCTTCTTCAAGTCATCAATGGTTAGTTTATCTTCCATAATTAACTTGTGGATACGCGTGTCTGGAGCAAACTGCTTAACCGCAGCATTAACTCTTTCAAAGACATGCTTAGCATCGCTAAACTTAAATTCACGCTTTAATTCTTTGTCATAACCGAAACGCTCTAGGTAATTACCTGACTCAGAACTGCGAATCCAAGCAACTACTTCTTTTTCGATTTGAGCATCTGTCATTTCTTTGCCCGTGCGAGCCATGATCTGACGAGCAACCTCATCGTTACGAATTTGGTTATTTAAGATTGTTTCCCAGGATGCTAAATGTTGAACTTCATTCTCGGTAGCCAAGATAGCACGTCCGCCGTCACGGTCACTACGAATGTAGTTCATTTCTAGTTCACGAGTAGAAGCAACAAGACCACGAATATCGTCTTTGCCACGCAACTTCTGGAAACTAATTTCACCCAGACGGCCAGAAAAAGGAGCATTGAATTGATAACCTGAAATAGGCATCTTATCTGCTGCTACAACTTTGCCATCTGGCTTGTTTGAAAGTATAAAGTTCTCTTGACGACGCAATTCAGCAGTAGTCTTTTTAACTTCAGCAATATAATCTAAAGTCTTTTGCAACTCAAAAGGAATTTCTTTTGGTGGCTTTGCTGGGTCGTAATCAAAACGCTTTAGAGATTTTTCAGCATCACGAATAGCAGCATCACGAATGATAATTTGCTGACGTATGTTGCTTAAATTCTTTTTAGGATTTGTAACGCTAGCAGACCAGTTGCGAACCTCTTTGACAGTATTTGTACTCTTTAGCATAGTACTCCAGGCATCTTCGCCTAGATTACGTAATGAGTCAAATAGTATCGCGTCTCCCCAGGTACGAAGAGTAGAGTCACGCATAATGTTAATAGGAAAACCAGCACGCGCTAGCGTAAATGTACGCCAAAGTGAGTTAAACTCATCAAGTCCTGATTTACCAAGTACGGCAAGATTGATTGGTAAGCCAACTTCTGGCCCTTTGCGCTTAGCATACTTAGCAAATGCTTTATCGATTAGTTCAATATCTGGCAAATAGGCACCGTTAGCCAGTTGAGAGATAAGTTGTGGGTCTTGAACAACCTCACCAGTCTCATCAATCATGTATGCTTTGTTCTGTGCCTTGGCTTCTTGAGCCTTTGCTTTAGTGTCGCGACGAATCTTGTTCCAGTTATTTAGAACAGCGTCACGCATACTGCTTGGAACGCCATACTTAGCACCAACACGTTCAAAAATAGTTTCCGTAAACTTGTCTACGAATAAATCTTTTTGACCTTCATTTTTTGCAGATAAGAAATTATCATACAAGCCGCGTGCTTCCTCAGGAAGAAGTAAACCTTTTTGTACACCCATACGAGATGCTGTACGAACCCTAGAGTTGCTTTGTAGTACGTCGTTAAAGTTTACAGTACTGTGAGGCGCGTCATCAAAAGCACGAGAAGACACACGGTTGACCTTGCGTATTAATACAGAAAGACCATTACGCTGGAAAACTGTTTCATTAGCAAGACCATATTGTGTATCTGCTTCAAGTTTTCTTTCAATGCGACCTGTGGCAATTTTGTTTTTAAAATCTTCAATACCCTTAAACTTGGCAACAGTGCTTTCCTGTAATGCTGAATCTAGGTCTAGTGAACGGTTCAACCAACTGTATTGACCACGAAGGTCGGTAAGTTCCGCCTCAACTATGTCAACTGTTTTTTTAGATACAGCAACATTCTTGCCACCTAAGTTAAAACCAAATGCAATGCGTTGAGTACCAGATGATTCTACCATTTCAATGGCTGTTTCATAGCGCAAAATTTCAGCATGCATGGCTGGCTTCTTAGTAGACAATTCTGTCATTGCTTCTTTGTCACCACGAGCAATACGCATAACTAGCGAGATAGTCTCATCGCTTTGTCCTGCTAATAATGTAGCAGCCATCTGACCATAACCATCACCCTTGAAACCGCTGCGCTCTGAAATAGCAGCAGCGTCATTTTCGCGAATAAATTTAAATACTGGAGTGTAAGAAGTTTCTTCACCAGCAGCAGTTCTTTTTAGTAAATCAACATCTGCTTCAATACGGTCAGCAATGCGTTCATTCTCACCAGTATATTTCTTTAACTTACCTTCTAGAAATGTAGTAGACTGTGTAGTTAATCCACCCGCTAAAGTTCCCTTAGCAACAACACCAGCAAGTTTTAAAGCCTTGATATCTGGGGCAGTAGAAACTTCGAATATTACGTTAAAGGCACCAGACATAATTGCGCCGAAACCCTTAGTTGGGTCTCCGATTTCTTCATGTCCTGTAATCTTAGCGGCTACACCAATAGTGTTACGATAGGCATCGCGACCAAAGTTATATTGCTCTTGTCCAGCAACTGTCTCTGAATATTTAGCAGAGTTTTTTAAATCTTTACTAATAGAATCATAAACTCCTGATTTGGCAGTCCTTCTTTGAGCGCCACCTGCGGCAGCAGCACCAATACTAAAACCTGCTATAGCGCCAGGAACAGCGCCTACACCGCCTACGGCAAAGCCTGCTAGACCGCCACCGAGTGCGCCGACAAGACCGCCAGCAATTACTGTAAGACCAGATAAGAACCCTAGTCCAGCATCATGCTTGGCTACATCTGCTACATAAGCGTAGTTAGAACGCACATTCATCGTGCCAGCCATCAAAGCCTTTGAGACTTTGCCGTCTGTTTTCTTATCTAACTCAGCAAGTCCGTAAGCAGTACTGCCTAGACCAACGCCCAGTCCAGCACCAACTCCAGGAATCATTGCGCCAGTCAAACCGCCGTATAAAATACCTTTAGGTGTGCCTAATGAAGTTATTGCTTCGTCTTCTAAAATCTTCTTGCGTGCTGCTTCGATATTATTATTAAAGGAACCAGCATTTTCAGGAAGGTTTTTAGCAACGTCTAAGGCAACGCCAAAATTGACGTTACCATCTGAATTAAATGGATTAGCAATTTTACCTGTCTGCTTGAGATAGGCTTGCGTGTTTCCCAATCTCTCCCATACATTCATTAAATAATAGTCCCTAAGTAGTTAACATAGTCTTTGGAGCCTTGAGAAGCACCAGGTTGAGATGCCATAAATTGTAAGATTGGGTAGTAATCTTTAATTAATTGTAAATCTGGGTCATCGCTAAGAGGTTGTGTAACCCCAGGAATATTATTAGCGCCAGGACCAATTGGTGACCCATCCATAACATCTTGATCTGGCATAGCGGTTGGGTCAGTTAACTGTGGTACTGCAGGCAAAGACATTGTTGGCGCAGAAGCGCTTGTTGATGGAGCCTTGTACATAGATGCTCCACCTTGTTGCGCCATTGCATCCACACCAGATGAACCTAAATCACGCATTCCAGGAATATACATTGTTCCTTGACCTGATTGGCCATTTCCACCTGTAGCAGAAATATTAGCGGGGTTATTCTGTGGAGCAGTGGGGCGATTGCCACCACTATTCTGGTTACCTGCCATGATTCCTCCTACTTAGAATATTGAACTTCTACTTGAAATGGTCCTTCTGAAAAAATACTTAGTTTAGCAGCAATTTCTACTGCTCTTACTGCTTCTGCTCCAGCGTGTAACGCACCAAGTGCTATCTGAGCACCTGATCCTATACCATAAAATCCATCAGCGTTTCGCATTACTGATAAGTCATCGCCAATATCAAACAACTCACCATTAACTGCTATTAAAAATTGAAAGCGTGAACCAGAATCTTTTTCCTGTGGTTCTTCAAAATTGTAACCGTTTGCTTTTAAAGATTCACGAAGTGAAGGCATTGCCTTTGTAATCATAAAATGGTAAACATCTTTTTTATCTTTAACGGTTAGAATTGGTGGCTCCCAAATATGTTGTGCTATATCACAAGGAGCAACTTCCCCAGCGCCTCCTATAAGGAATGCGCCTCGTTTATTAATTTTAGTCATCTGTGGATGATTCCAAGTACGACCGCTATCATCACTTACTAGGCTATCGGCAACTAAGGTACAGCCGTTGTCGTGCTGTATTCCTATTATAGTTGTCATTGTCCCCTACTTAGTTATTGTTTACGCGAGGTACGAACCGTTGCGTTTGCTGCTCCGCCACTTGAGAGGCTAGATAATAATGTTTGAATATCTGGTGGAGCGCCACCACTCATAGGAGGAAAAGCGCCTCCTGCCGACATTCCAGCGGGAGCAGGGGACGGTTGCTCAACCATAGATGCAGGAGCGCCAGCAGGAGGAACCTCGGGTTTAGGAGCGAAGATTTCGCCAATAGCATCTTCAAGTATTTGTCCTTTTTGGCGTGCTTTAATTACTGCTGCAAGTTTATTAACAATTTCAGTTGGGTCTTGACCCTGTGCTACCATTTGAGGAATTGCTTGAGCAGTAGCGCTTAGTGAAGAAAGTAATCCAGAACGCAAGTTCTCAATTTCAATCTTTTCTAATTCTTGAGTAACGTTAACTGTAAATGGAAGTTCACGCATAGCCATATCTTTGGAGATGAGCCCACCACCAAGTGCTTGTAACATAAAAATAAGTCCCTGCGCAGGATTTAACCCAGCCAACATTCCATAACGAACATCTGCTGAGTAATCTTTTTTAATATCCTTTGTAGGAACATAAATAACTTCATAAGGTGAACCAGAATCTACGCCACGAATTGTTTTTTCTTCGGGATAAATAACTTCATCAACTTCAAAACAGATTCTAATAACATCACGAAGTGCAGCAGCAAAGATTGCCTGTGCTGATTTAACTTGTGTGTCAAATGCACCCATGAGTGCTTGTACGCCTTGGCCAGTTACAACCGATGCGCTCATGTTACCTGTGCGTCCTTCAGGATAACGAGCACCAACACGTAGTTCTTCATTAAGCAAAGTCTGCTCAGTAAAGGCGCCTGGTGGGATATTTAATTCTACGCGACGTACACCTGCTGGATTAGAAGTGCGGATAACCGCATCGCCACCTAGTTGCAGTTCTTGTACATCTTGAGGAAGTACAATAGGAGCCTGTACAGATTTCTCTGCTGCTTCCATAGCAAGCAACGCAAAGCGGTTGCGCATTAATTGAATGCCTAGAATGTCATCAAACTGTCCACGTAGTTCACCATCGATAGATGGTTTACGTGCTACTACAACCATCATCTTGCCGAGTGGGTTAGCAGCCTTTGACAGTACTAGGTCTTGTTTAGAAGGAATATAGATAAGTGATTGGTCTTTGTCATAATAGCGAATGAGTTCAACCTGGTGGTTGAGGTCCTGCTTGTAGCCGTAGCCACCTAGCAGTTCACGCTCATACTCAGGGAATTGAGAAACTAATTCGCCAAGACTCATCATATATCTTTTAGCAAAAGCGATGCAGCGTCCATAGCGATCAAACTCTGGGTAAGCACCCAGTGGGTTTTCTATGCGGATGCGAGGCAACTTGCTTTCTTCGTCAAGTTCAATAATGAACGGAACGAAACCATATGTTATGTACCAGTCTGCTCCCGAGTACATATGTACCGCAAGGTCAGAATGCTGAAAATAATTAGAAGCAATCCGTGTACGCTTGTCCGCGAAATTACGAGCGCGGTCGTTAACTTGATTCGCTGCTGAGCAGTTGACGGCTGGGAGTGGTGCCATAACTTCGGATAAGTCACGCGCAACAATGTCAATAAAATTTGCCACGACATTTGCGTTTACTCCGTCTGGGAAAAAATCAGGATAGACTTCAGCAATCTTACCCTTACGTACAGCAAGGACGTCAAGGTTGCGCTGGTCGCGCTCGTTGTTGCGGTAGCGTAACGCTGTAACACGTGCTGCTACCTGCTCCATTGATAATGCCATTGTTCTCCTATGCGTAGTATTCATTCCACTGGTCAGCGAATGCGTCATCCAATTGGATTGAACCACGCTGTGCTATTTGTGAACGTGTCGCCCAACGGTTAGGTGCGTATTGACCTATCCTGCTAGACTGTTGCATCATTTCTCTGACGCGAATAATTGCAAACCATAAAGCCATAACGCAGTCTGTTGGATTTTTAGTTTCTGGTTTCCAGGTAATTAGTTCCTGTACCAAAGTCTTTAAACCTTCAGAACCTTCGTTAGAAGGCAGTTCAATAATATTGTTATCTTGGAATCGTTCATCACGGATAGTTCCAAAAAGACTAGCCATAGAGGCTACACCAAAAGAAGTGTCCCATTTGTTCTTACCAGTAAAGTGTGATTTAAGTTGACAACCATACTGGGCTAAAAAGTTTCGTAAGTTGTCATCTAGGGCGTAAGCCTTCTGGTGTGCGTTAATTTCAATACGCAATTCCTGAGGACGATACTTATCAACCCATTCTTCAATAAGTGCTTGAATCTTCATGGGTGTTGGCTCGGTCATATTGACGCAATCCAAAACATAAATTTTAGAATCTGCTTTATTGTAAGTAACTACAACCGCAGCGGTTGCACCTGCCATAGCAGGGTCAAGACCAATAATAGTATAAGAGCCATCCACATGTTTAGGGTGACCAGGGGCGCCAGGTTTTAAAGGACCTCGCTTACGCATTCCGTTGACGGAACCTGCGACACAGGCTGGGGCAAAGATTGAGTCTGACTC